TTTGCAACAGTGAAGTCATCGCCTTCTGTCTGTTCTAGTTTAGTATTCATCATTACATAATGACCACCAAGTTCTCTTACAGCATTGAAACCATGTCCACCCTTTGGTGAGATGATTGGTTGAACTACACCACCTGAACCAGAACCAATATTTGCAGCAGTAGTTAATCCTGTGTTAGAAAATACTGTAGATAAATCAATTGAACCAAATGTGTATCCAGCGCCTGGCAACAATAAGTTTGAACCAGCAGAACCGAATGCAGATATAGAACCACCTACAACTTTAATAAGTGCAACCCCACCAGAAGCACCACCAGCGTTTGTACCGTCACCATCGATTGCAGCGTAGTAAGTTCCGTTTGTATATCCAGAACCAGCAGTTACACGAAGTGCATCAATTGAACCGTCAAGTGCAGCACCTGATACGTTAGTATCTGTTGTTACAGGGATAAAGTCTGATGTCAAGAACTTTGAAATTTGTGATTGACTTAGTGTGTACATATACTGTAGAGTATATCCACCAAGTTCAAATGGATTAAAGGTTACTGCTGTAGGTTCTGCACCACTATATGCAGTTCCACCATTATTGTCAAGTACCTTATATACTCTAAAGGCAGATGTCATAAAGTAGAATGTACTATCGTATAGATTGATTGCACTACTAGTTGTAGTATTAGATGCAGAGATATCATGTTCGTACATATCGTAGGTTGTAGAGTTTGCCCAGTTCCTACGAGGGATTACAAAAGATACATCTGAGGATGAAATCAATTTTGCAGCGAGCATTGAATCCCACTTATAGAATTCTGAAGTAACATCGTCACTTGGAGTTGGGGGTGCGTTATCGTCACCACCACTAGTTGTTGAAGTAAAAGGGGAACTCTTACCAATGAACAAGTAGTATGTCGTTGCAGCGGCTTCAGAGAATGATTCCTGAAACTGTTCTGCATTGTGTTGTCTAAATTTTTCTGTAATTATCGCTGCCATTGTTTTTTCCTATAATCTTATTTATTCGGTTACTTCAACCCACCTTTGAGTACCTTCATCCCATTCGTGATTACCACTAGATGGATATGCAACTGGAGCCTCCCACAAATATGTTGTTGTGTTCAGAGTCCAACTTGCATAAGGTTGTAACTTGTGAAATGCCTTAGCATCAGAATTATACATATGACCCCTTGATGCATAATTATATTTTTTAGATTTTCCATCTGCATCCATAAATGTTTCTATATAAGAATGGTCATCTGAACTTTCTGTATTGTTATCAATAAAATCTTGGTCTGCAACAATAACGTCTAGTACTGTTCCATCACTTGATACTTTTGCGAAATATGCCATATTTGTTTCCTATGCTGTATATGTACCAGAAGAGGTAAATTTAATTACTTTGTTTGCACCCACTGTTGTGACTGTTGGTGAACCAGTTGTTGTTCCACTATATCTTGCAGTAGGTACAACAATAATAACTACACCACTACCACCGTGTCCACCAATGACACCAGCACTATAAGAACCACCGCCGCCTCCACCAGTATTTGGAGTTCCAGAATCACCAACATCACCTTGAGCATTCCATCCAGAACCGCCGTTAAAGACACCTCTACCACCGCCGCCTGCACCGCCTTCACCACCACGGACTGTTTCAGAACCGCCTCCACCGCCACCAGCGTATGTTACGGATGAACCAGTAATTGAGTCTGCTAAACCAGCACCACCAGCACCACCAGATGAGTTACCAACACCATTAGAACCAGCAGCAGATTTTCCACCACCACCTCCACCAGATACAGTAGCAGAGCTTGCACCAACACCACCGGCATTTCCTTGTCCAGCAGTTCCAGCACCACCTGCCTGACCAGCATAGTCACCACCACCACCAGAACCACCAGCCCGTCCAACGCCTGAACCGCCACCGCCTCCGCCGATTGCAGTTAGTGTTGACCATTGACCACCATTTGTTGCAAGAGAAGAGTTGCCCCCATCATTACCATCACCAGCACTACCTTGGTCACCACCACCACCAACGGTTGCTGTGATTGTGTTACCAGTTAAAATACTATAACCTGCTGCTTGAAGCATACCACCAGCACCACCGCCTCCACGAGCACCACCGCCGCCGCCTCCAGCGACTACGAGGATGTCTGATATATTATATGAGGCGTTCTGAGTTCCAGTTCCATCACCAATATTTGTCCAAACATTTAAGTTGTTTGTAGCGTCTGTTAGAACATAAACCTCACCAGAAGTTGAGTTAACCCAAATGTGACCAACTGATGCACCAGCAACATTACTATTATATACTGGGTCACCTGTGTTTACTGTGGCATCATCTAGTCCAGCAAGAGTTGTTGACAATGCAGAGAATGTATTATCGCCACGAAGAAATGTTGTATTGTTTTTTGTTCCAGTTGCAGAAAGTTTTGCAAGCGTTACATTTGCATCAGCAATCTTTGTAGTGGTTACAGCATCATCTGCAATATCAGCAGTTGATACACCACCATCTCCAAGTCCACTAGCTGTAATTTTATCAATTGCCATTCTTATCTATCCTTTAATGTAATGCAACCCAAGCACTACCAGCGTATGCTTCGATTTTACTTGTAGTACTATTGTATACTATCATTCCAACAGCAGCAGACAACGCATTACGTTGAGTTGTTGTTACTGTGTTCAGTGTCATTGCACCAGCAGTACCAGTAACGGCAATAGATGTTCCACTAATTGCTGTACCTGTAACTGCGGCAGGAGTTGTTCCACCAACGATACCATCAATGTTACCAGTTACGTTACCAGTGATGTTACCAGTGAACACACCAGCGATTGCACCTGTACCAGTAATAGTCGGTGAAGTTAAAGTCTTGTTTGTAAGAGTATCTGTAGATGTTCTTGCAACAAGTGTATCTGCACCAGATGGAATTGTAACTGTACCACCATTTGTAATAGAAGCAATAGTTGGTGTAGTCAAAGTCTTGTTAGTAAGTGTATCAGCAGACACCAAACTTACTAATGTAGAACTTGCACCAGCAGGAAGTACCATTGTGTTTGTTACGTTTGCACTATGTGGTTGTGATGCAATTGTTTGTCCATGGTTGTTGTTACTACAGTTTAATTTTATCTGTCCAACAGTTCCACTGGCTGTTCCATCACCTCTAATCTCAAGTATATTATTATCTGGTGTAACTTCTAGAGCACCACCAGTTCCAACAATTCCACCAGTAGTTACTGTGGTGATTGTTGCTGAGGTTTGAGTTCCACCAACTACTCCGTTAATAGTGGGCGCAGTTAATGTAACAGCTGTCGCATCAGCAGTAATACCAGATGACAGAGCAGTTCCACTACCTAGTGCAGTATATAGTTCTACAAAGTTATCATTAATTTTATCACCACCTGTACGAAGGTCATCGCCCGTTCCATCGTTGGCGGTACTTCCAAGTCCTAGTGCCTGATATGCCATTCGGTTTCTCCTAAATTCTTTCTTTTATTTATAACGCTTTATCAACTACCTGTATCAAAAGTTCCTGTTGTACTGTCAAAATTAACTGTATTCTCATCGAATGATGTATATACAGAACTTGAATTTGCCCGTGTGTTTCCACTACCGACTTCCTCATCGAATGTATTATTCGCATTGTCAAAGGTCATAAAGGTATTACTAAATGAATTGACTGAACCAGCACCACCACTAGAAACTATTATCTCGCCTGGAGGTGGTACACTAATTCTTGTATTGAATGCTGCGTTGGGAATATTTCCACTTCCGTCCGATACTTGATTAATTCTAAATTGTCCAAACTGGTCAATAGTATAATAAGCACCATCATTGTTGTTTGTTCTTTGTTGTCTAGTTAAGCCTGGATAGTGTGGTATCGGTAATGTGTTATCTAGTGGTGGAACTGCAAAAGCATACTGAGGTAACAAATTCAAAGTTCCTCCTGTAACACGAGCACCACGATTAATATTCATACTCACAACTACTGAACTTGTTAGTGTAACATCTCTTGTTGCAGTTGTCAACTCACTTGGAGATGCAACAGATGTTCCAGCATTAACTCTTGGAGTTGTACCGTCAGTATTTGTGCCCAACCTTCTACCGAAGATGGTTGTAAACAAGTTAGTAAATGTAGATGCAAGTTCTGGTGTGAATGTATCATCACCTGTATAGTCTCCAATACCACCAGCAGTGATAGGAGCAATTCTTGCAGATACTTGTGATGCAAAAGATACTTCACCGAATACGTTCCAACCAGCAGGGTGAACAGAACGTCTAATACTTTCTCTCCACTCGTTGATTGATTGTCCAATACGAACAACGTATGAGTAATCCTGATAGTAATAACTGTCTTGAACTTTCATAGTATCAACAGAAATCTTACCTCTATCGTCTACAAAGTTTCCAACTGTAGTTCCCACAATCCCAACTTGAGAAGTTGCAAATGCTGGTGTTGCTTGATGAACAGTTGCACTTGCACCAGTGATAGATGTTATCGTATCATCTTGATTGAATGTATTACTTGTTGATAGTTCAAGTATTTTTCTTGCACTATCAAAATCAACAACAGTTCCATCGTGACTAGTAAGAGAGTCCCCAGCAACAAATGCACCAGATACATTCTTAACTAGAATATTTCTATTAAGAATAAACGATGGATTGGTTGTGTAGTCCAAACCAAAGTTGGTAATTGATATGCCCTCAACGTGTCCAACCATTGGGGTGATTGTAGATGCAGCGAATAGACTTGCACCATTACCAGTAGAAGTATCACTATCTGAAACAAGAGGAAGTTTAATAAAACCGTTACCACGATTAATAATATTAATCTTAGTAATCTCTCCAGCTTCAGACGCAACACTCAAGTCTGTAAAAGTTTGTGTCTCTAAGACAATCTGTCCACCGTCTTCCATAGTGAGGTGGTCAAGTTCACCAACAGTTTGTTCTTTACTTATGTATTGGATGTCATCGTCAGTTACAATCAGGTTACCATCTTCTGTAATAATATTATCAGGTGAGGTTGATTGTTCTAAGACAAACGCACCACCGACTACACCAATCTTTGCTCGAACATCAGTACCCTGTGTGTCAGTTAAATTAAATTTTAATTCTTCTCCAACAGAATAACCACTACCACCACTCTCAATAACAATCTCATCAATAGAACCAGCACCAGCAGATTCCACACGAGCAGTTGCAGCATTGTTTCCACTATCACCTATAATCCTGATTGGGTCACTAGTATTATAATACGAACCAGAAACAGTGACTACCCCACCAACAACAATACTCTTTACCGTTCCTGATATTTCTAAGTCGAGAGTTGTATCTGTTGTAGTAACAAGTTCTCCTGTGGAGAATGTTCCTGTTAGAGAGTTTGCATCAATGTTCAGTTCAGCAATCTGGTCTGCACCTTCTCTAAATTTAATGACTGTTGCGATAAGAGCAGTTGCACCAGAAGTAGAACCAATAATCCTTTGACCAATTGCTTTGGTGAAATCAGATGTACCTGCTTCTATAATACGAAGAACATTATCAGTAGACCACTTACCATCTGATGCACGAAGAATACTATCACGAGGATAAATGATTGTTGCTTCTTCATCAAAAAGAATTCTGAAGAATAACTTGTGTCCATCTCGTGTACCCTTTGCGGCATACATATCTTTGATGTTTTTAACAAGTTTTCTTTTTGCGATACCGTCTGCAAGAGTATTAGGTAAAGACTCCATAAAGGAATCTCTAAACTTATCTAGGAAAGCATATACCGTGTTGTCAATGTCTGCGTAGGCAAGAAGTTGTTGAATGTTCTGTACAGGGTTTGCCCTGTAGGATGAAACAGTTGAAACTGCACCAGTAGTTGCACCAGTTATAGTTTCACCAATTTGAAATTTTTGTTGGGATGTAACAAACAATCTTTTGTTAGCATCAAAGTCATCTACCAGTATCTTTGCAGTCGCACCAGTAATAGAACCAGTGATAGTTTCACCAGCAATAAACTTACCAACAGAATCTTCTAGTACAACCTTCAACCCATCTTCAGACAGAATGAAGTTATTAGTAATTGTTTCTTCAACTACATAGTTGTTTGAACCTGTTACAACAAGTTCTCCTGCTTCAAGAAACTCATAATAGTATTTGAGGAATAAAGAAAATAGAGGATGGTCTGACTGAACGAACTCAGGCAGTTGGCTCTGAATATGTGGAGAAACTTTATTCTTTAATGTTGGGTCAGACATTCAGTTTACCTTAATATGAGGATGACGTTGCGTAGTCAGTTCCAGCAGAAGAACCACCAGATTCTATTGTGTCATTTTGTCCAGTGATATTTGCATTTGCAAAGTCAATCTCAATCAACTGATTACGAACAGGAACAATATCGTTAGAACTTGGTTGTGCCGTTACGGTCACACCAGCAGTCTCTGTTGAAGATGTAATGTTAAGAGAGTTAATAGTGATAACTCCAGTACTATAACTAACAGAACCAATGTTTGTGTCAAGGTATGTTTTGGTTGTACCACCAGTCAAAGAGTATGCTCTTAGATTACCCATGCCATCATCATCCATAAACATCTCTAATGTGCTTCCTATAATTTTGAAACCTGTAGAGGAAATAATAGTTGCGTGTCCACTGTGAGGATTATATAATGGGTTTGCAAAATCAATCGTGTACTTCTGTAGAGTATTAAGTTGTGGAGTAATTGTTTTTTGAATACGAACTGTTGATATGTTTGATAGAATAGATGTATCCGTATCATCAATCAATCTTGACATCTTAGAAAATCTGAATATCCCATCAAACTTTTCTAGGTCACTTGTGTTGTAAGTATTTAATGTAGAACGAACTAGAGTTTCTAATTCTGTTCCTGACTTAGTTGTTGCGTTGGCACTATACTTAAATGTAGTGTTGAGTTTAATCTTTGTTATCTCTGGGTCAACAATCGTAGGACGAACAGAAGCGATATTGTATTTGTCTAGTGATGTTGTTATAACATCTTTCTGTGCCTGTGTCAAGTTAATTCCTGAAATTGTTTTGATAGAAACAAATACCTGTCCATAGATTGGTGGGTTGTTATCTTCTCCACCCCATACTTGAACTGCTTTAGTATCTGCGAATACCTTTGGTATGATTACCTTGTAGTCTTCTGTAGTAACTGCTCTACCCTGTGACGCATAATCTAGAGGAGCGTTATATTTGATTGACTGAATAGTTTCT